TAATCTTCCACCAACCCCGTTGCCTTTTATTTTTAAAATTATTGGTGTTGCTAATTTAATAAAATTTTGATTCATAAATCTGTCTCCCTCAAATACGCCAGTTTTATTTTTTTGTTTTATATATAATAACATCTTTTTTAAGTCTTTCATGACCCCCATGCTAAGTTTGTCACTGCCTTCAAAAACGCTTCCGTCATATTTACCAGTAATAATATATTCACTATTTTCATGAAAATAAAACATACCAAGTTTTTTTGCTTTTGTGTTTTTTAATAGTTGTTTTAAAACCCATGTTTTTCCAACTCCACATTCTCCAATAATTAAGACGTTCATTTTTTAAAAGCGTTTAACACAATTAAACCAACGTCATTACCTTTTTTTCTTGATTCGTTAATTAATTGTTTTGCTTCTTCATAATGCTCGACGTTAAATTCAATTAAAATTGACCTTTTAACTTGACCCGTTATTTCTTCAAGTGTGTTTCCCAAATCTATATCGTCAAGAACTGAGTAGTCAACTGCTTCTTCTGGTTGCCAAACGTCCATTCCCCATTCTCCAAGTTTAACGTTATCCCATTCGTTGCCTAACATATCCCAATCCCATTCTCCAAAACCGACATTGTCTTTGACTATAAATTCTTGCTTTTGTTTTTCTGTTAAATCTTTTGCAATCTTAACTGGAACTTCCTTTAAACCCGCTTCGACACATGCTTTGTATCTCATGTTTCCGCCTAAAATTGTATAATTTTCGTCAATAACAATTGGTCTTAAATCTAACATTTGTGGAAAGTCTTTTATACTTTGAATCAATTTTTTAAATTTTGGTTCTTTTATAATTCTTGGATTTGTTTTATTTGGTTTTAATTGATTGATTTTTAGTTTCATAGTTATAAAATATAAATTATTAGTTTTTATTTAAACGGCTCATTGATTCCTCTTTCACCGATTAGTTTTTCTTTTGCGCTTTCCCAAAGTTTATCCCCTCGTTTTTTTTTACTTAATGAAGCTTCGGTTCTTTTTAATTGTGGGTATCCTTCTTCTGGTTCGCTTTTCATATATTGACCACAATTACACAAAGCTTCTTTACAAACCCATTTACCTTCCCTTAAAACAATTGTAGCTTTTTTAATTTCTTTTTCTTCTTTACAACAATTACATTTGTATAATGTCATGATCTTGGTCCCGTTGGGGCTAAACCGCCCGTTGTAGTTTTGTTTTCTGTGTAAACCCTGTCTAACTCAAAATGTAAATGTGCTATTGCTTTTCTAATATCTTGCTCTACTGGGTTACCTTCTTTTTTTCCCGCTCTTAATAAATAAGTTATTGCCGTTCCTAAATTGTAACTGTCTGGTTGAAAGTCTTCTACAACTTTTCTGGCTTCAATCTTATGTTTTGTTCCTATATAATAATGTGGAATTTCTTCTTTCATTTTTTAAATTTATTTTTGTAATTATAATATATGTAAGTTAATATTGGTGAACCGAACAATAACGTAAGTAAACTCGGGTGTGGTTCACCGCAAAACCCTGTCAAGTGTTTTAAAAATTCAATCATTGTATTTCTTATATAATCTTTTGATTCCCATATAACACGCTTCAAGACATGACCCGCAATTTGTTGTTGTGCTATACTTTGTGTTGTATATTGTGTTATAAGTTTCAATCATACGTCTTTTAGCTGTTTGGTTTTTTGCTCTACCTGTTTTTAAATCTTGCCACAGTTCTTTTATTTCTTCAATAAATTCTGGCGGTAAATCGTCTGGAGTTTCAATTTTAGTTGTTTTTTCCCACTTTTTTTGACTACATTCCATTGGTGCTAATCTAGCTTTTATTTTCATAAAACAACCGCAATCCTTACAAGTTCCTGTCGGTTTAAAATAAAAAACACAGTCGCGACAAATTGAAATTCTGTCTTGATAAATATTATTTGGAACAAAAAATTTATTCATTTAATTTTTTTTTCAAAATGTTTCTTACTTTGTCAATAGTGTTAAAAATACTATTACGACTGATCATTGTTTTTTTTGCTATGGAATCTAAAGTGTTTTTTCCTTTTTCTTTATAATAATATAGCTTAAACATTTCCCGATCATACCAATACATTTTGTCAAGTTCTTCGTCTATTCTTTCAAGTTTTTTCCATTTTGATTCTTCTTCTTGATTTGGAATGTTTGATAAACTTTTATAATAAGAACTAGTGTCAGAAATATTATCACCGCTGTAAGTAACGCTAGTGTTGTAATTAAGGCTGTCAAGATTTTTGTAATATTTTTCATACTTGTAATAAAATCTGGAATATTTACTTGTTAGTGAACGTTTTAAAACAACTGCCCCGTATTTTTTAATTCCTTGTATTCCGTCTTTGTTGTATATGTTTTCAATAATTTTCGGATTCATTTGCAAAAAATAAAGCATTAATTCTTGAACCGCTTCATTAATTTTTTCTGTGTCTGTTGTTAAACCGTGTGCCATGACCCTAAATTCATTTGTCAATTTAGATATTTCAATGTAAATTTTATTCATTAGTTGGTTCAATAAAATCTAATTTAGCAACCGTTTCGTTTAACATTTGGGATAAAACAACTTTGTAAGCCCTAACAACCGCAGCGTTTTTTTTAGTTTCTACACCCGCAAAAAAACCGTTTGTCATGACGCCTAAATTAATAGGAATAACCATTAACCAAGAATAAAAATCACCGCTTTTTTCTTGACCGTAGGCGTTGTGATATTCTAAAATAGTATCAAGAACATCTAAATAATTATGATATTTTGATTTTGTGCTTACGTCTTGGGCGAATTGTTTACATAAATTGATGTAAGCTTCAATTGTTGATTGATGTGTAGAACTTGAATATACGACATTTCGCATATACAATTATATAAAAATATTTTACTCGCTACCTATTTCGTTTTTTAAGTTATTAACAAGTTCTTTGTAATATTTAATTTCTTGTTCGTAATCAACTCTAGACATTTTCATTGATTTTTTTGATTCGTTAAACAAATCAATTGAGGTTGTTTTACCGTATTTAGCGTCTAAATTTTCACCGAACTTCCATTGTTCGCCACCTCTAAACATATTACAAGCAACGCATTGAACCTGACAGTTTTGTTCATTCCAACGTGTGGCGGTGTGTCTTCTACTCATAAAATGCCCGCATTGTAATTTTTTGTAATAGTCTTGTTTACCGCAAGTAAAACATTCAGTTATACCGCCAAAATCTGCGTTTCTTAATCTAATATACAGACTAAACCATTTGTCTAACTCTTTTTTTAATTTACTTATTGACTTCATAAATATTACCCCCGTATTTTGGTGTGCTGTCAGCGTCTATAAGACCAGATGATTTGACAATTAAACCTTTGACAATATCACCTTTTTGCGCGTTTTTAATAAGTCGTTTCCATTTTATATAATTTCTATACGACGTATCAATACAGGTTTTGTAACTTCTTTCACCGTCATTAAAAAATAAATAATACATTGTTCCCCCAAATTTTGAAGGAATCTTTTTTTTGTTTTTGTAAACTAAATTTTTAATTTCCATTGTTTTCATTTTTAATTAATACTTCCTGTTGATTGTCCGCGTATTCACAGGCTTCATTATATAAATTGCTGTTCATTTCTTCAATATAATCAGCAAAATAATTAAACCATTCGACTGTATTTTCACAGTCAACGGCATGATGATTTATAAATTCATTTTCTTTCATAATTTTTATTTTAATAATTTTGTTTTTTCATAATAAAACGGAACTTGTTTTGGGTCTTTACCCATTGTTCTTACTTGGTAGATAGCGTCGTCAATATCTTTCTTATGCGATATAATCCAACGATAAAAAGTTCTAATATTTAAAAAAGGTTCAAAGCTTGAAAATCTTACGCCCTGTCTAAAAGCTTGACAAACTTGTGCAAATGTTAAATTTTGAAATCTTTTTTCAGTTTTTAAGTCTTCTGATAGTATTTTTGCAAGTGATGCCATTGTTTTACCGTCTGTCTTATGACCAATTTCAATTGATGTTTTAGCAATTAGATCATAAACATTTTGTTTTAAAATTTTAAAGTCTTCTTGTTTTAATGTTTTCATAAATATTTTTTACCTTTTAAATATTCTGTTAATTGACTATCAATTTTACTTTCTGATTTTTTATTCCAATTTTTGTCATTTTTACACCAACGTTTTAACCGTAAATTAACGTCAAATGTTTTTTGTAATTCATACTTCATTTTAGTTTTTGTTTTGTTGGTTTCTGTCCAATAATCACAAAATTCGGACAAAACATCTTTTGAAACGTCTGTGACTTGATAAACAACTTCTTCAAACTTTAATTTTCGGTCTGTAATAGTTTTATTATTATTTATTATTGATTTATTCTTATTAATAGTTGTAGAATTTTTAACGGACAAGTTGTTTAAAATTTGAATAACTTGTTCTTCATTTATTTTAAAATATTGTTTAGCGGGTATACCCATTCTTTTAACCTCAATAACACCTTCATTTTTAAGCGTTTTAAGACACTTTCGTTGTTGATACGGGTTAAGTGTTGTGTCTTCTTCAATGTTTTTTTCTGTGTTAAAAAACCAACCGTCTGACATACCATTCTGTATAAAATATTCTTCTTTACTTATTAAGTCAGCTAAAAGAACCGCGCAGTTTAAACCTAACTGTTTAGATAATTTTTTATTTAAAACTAAAAAAGCCGAACTGGAAAGTAATTGTTTCATATAATTTTAATTGTAAAATGATAATGTTTCATTGATTCATTGATTTTTTCAATTTGTTCCGAAAATTTAAAATAGTTTGTTTTAACATTACAGACCGCTTCACCGCTTTTAACTTCAATTAAAACGTCAGAATTTTTTTGATCATAAACACCAGAGTTTTTTAAATGTCGTTTCATATGATCACCTTTTAAAAAAATTTCTTTTTCTTCGTCAATGTCTTTATACGCTTTGTAAACTTTGTTAAAAGTGTCGCGATATAATTTACAACTTCGATATAATGGTTTATGTTTTTGTTCATAGTGATATATTAAACTCCTGTCTCTATTTAAACCCCTACCAATTATTGATCTGTGAATGTCTTCTTCACTTCTAGCAATATAGGCAGCAACTGATCTGGCTACTTGTAATGGTCTTTTTCTACTTTTAAGTGACAAAGAACCCTTAGGAATGTTTAAAACATGAGTTGTTAAATCACAAATTGATTGAAAATTTAGTTCTTCTGTCATAACTAAAAAGGTAGGTCAGTTTCTTCAGAAGTGACAAAATCATTTTTTATTTCTTTGTTTACTTCTGGGTTGTTAGTCTGATCAGTAAACCACCACCCGTCGATCTGATTATAATACTTTCCGTTGTATTCCCTAGAATAAACATTACAACTAATTGTCACAGTTTGATTAATTTCAAGTTTATTCATTTGCCGAATTTTTTCTTCACCAAACGATTTAATTGCTACAATGTTGTTAAATTTTTCACCTGTGTCAACCAAACAAATTTGACTTTCCCAGTTTTTACCAGTCTTTGTGACGCCCGTTTCTTTTTCTAGTTTTTTGATTAATTTTCCTGTTACTTCCATTTTTATTATTTATTTTATTAATACTAATTTGATCTTTTTCTTCCTCGCATCTAGGACATTCAACTACAAAATCAGTGTCTCTATATTCGTGATGCTTATAACAATGATCTATACTCATTTTTTTTTGTTTGACTTCTTTTTTATTTCTTCAATGTCGTCAAAATCACACGCGTATTCGTAACCTTTTTCGTTAACAATAACACATTTTTCAACACCGTTTTTAAACCATTTTTTGACCAAAGAAAATTCTCCGTCATAATTAATTTTTTTTAAATTTTTAACTCTATACTTTTTCATATTATTTTATTTAAGATTAATAAAAAGAAAGGCGGGGGGGTGATATAATTACAAAGTATAACTGCTGACATTATTAATTTATAAATATCTAACCCCGCCGATCATTGTTTTTTAAATTCTTCTGATTCGTCTTCTCCAAAAACACCAAGTTCATAAAAACCTGTCAATTTTAAAACCGCCCTTGACATTGCGCGTTTTTCTGCCATTTCTAATACATACCAACTGGTAGTATTGCCGTCTTTATATGAAACGCCTTTTTTAGCCGAACCAAATGTTTCAATTTTAATTTCTTCGTTTTCTTTTGTTTTCATTGTGGCTTTCGCTTTCACTGACGCAAAATCACTTTGACAACAAACAACATCATAATTTATTTTAATATTTTCTAAAGCTTGAATTTTTTCAATACCGCTTCTTGTTATTATTAAATAATGCTGATGCTTAAAAATATCGTCTTTAGTTAATTGATATTTTATATATTTTTGTTTTAGTTTTTCTTTTTTCATTTGTTTTTTAAATATTTAATTAAATTTTCTTTTATATAATCGATTTTTGATTTGTCAACCCATTTTAAAAAATCATAACTGTCAAACCAAATCGTCAGGTCTTTACCGTCTTCGTCTACACCTCTTAAACAAAATTCGTTTTTATATGATTGAAAGGTGTTAATATCATTTAACCAAATATGTTTTTCAACATCTTGATTTTCAAGTTCGGGCATTTTTAAAAAATCTTTTTTAAGTTGATCAAATTCTTTTTGTTCATTTGTTTTTTCATTTATTTCAATTGGTGTCATATTCTTATAATTAAAGGTTTATTTTTTTCGTTATAAATTTTTTTATATTTTTTCAGATTTTCTTTGACTTTTTTGTTATATGTGACAGGGTCGTCAAATATATTATACCAATAAGAATTTTTTTCTAAAACTTCATAATTATAAACTTCGTCAATCATTAAATCGTTTTCTTGTTGATATTCATTAACGGCTTTTTCAATTTCTTTTTTAGTTCCAAAAACTCGAATTGAAATTTGTGTTTTTTCTAAATCAGAATAATAAGAGTTAGTCAAAGGGTCTAATTTTTGAACGCCGACAAAATTGTTGTGACTGTCAAAATGAAAGTCTTGCGCTAGTAGTTCCATTGTGTCACGTCTTTAAAGTTATAATATTCTTTTTTCATTTCAACAAATAAATCGACAACTTGTTCGTCAATTGATTTATTTAATAAAAATTCGCGTTCGTCATGGTTTAACGCTTTTAAAACGGCTAAAATGCTATTTTTAACCTTATTAAGCCAAAGCGGGTTTTCTTTCATAACATCTAAAATTGAAACAATCGCTTCTTTTGTGTTTGTGGCTTCTTTCATGATAAAATTTGTTTTCATTTGTATAAAATTTAAATTAATAATTTGTTTTCACTTTTGTCAAAATTATAAAAATATATAATATTAACAACTTTTTTAACAGTTTTTTTTTAAAAACTTAATATTATAAAACCGTCACTGTCTTCAATTTCAATAACTTCTGTGAAGTCTCTTAATGTTTCTAAATCTGAATATTTTAAACGATCATAGTCCCCCCAAAATTCTTCTAAATTGTCATACTCTTGATATTCAACGCATAAAGCGATAGGGTCAAATTCAATTTCTTTACCCCAGTTTTCTTCATATTCTTCAATATAATTAAATAAAGCTAATAAACCCGCGTCACTAAAATTGTTTGGTCTGTTTTCTTTAAACCAGTTTTTAAATTGATAAAAATTAATTGATGTTTTCATTTTATTTGATTTTTTAAATTAAACTTCTATTCTACTACGTCACATAAACTTTGTGATAAAACCCAGTCTTGAAAATTGTTTAACATATTTTCATACATCTGTGGTTTATAGTCTTTCATTAATTCAAATTCTTGGTGATTATTAACTTTAAAATAATTTTCGATAAAATCGTTAATTTGAACGTCTGTTACATGGTCTTCAAAATATACATAAGAATATTTGTTTTTGAAGTCTTTTTTAAATTGGTTGACAATTGTTTTCATTTTTCATTTTTTTTAGAAAACATCTTGGGAAGCCCTCGTTAGGGGCGACCTAACTCTTTGACCCCCCTCAATGTTTTAGTTAAACACTTATTTTTTAATTCGTCAAAGTGAATCATTCTCTAATTTGTGGGGGTTTTGTCACTTTCTTAAAATTGACCGACTGTTAGTTGTGTCGGGAGAGTTTCGCTTCTCGGTGTATTGTTGAACTTTTAACCCCTTTTTCTACAACAAAGATAATAAAAAAAACAATATAAACAAACTTTTTAACAGTTTTTTTCACAAAAATAAGTAGTATAAGGAGAAAAAAATATTAAATTATAACAGTAAAATTATAATTCCATTAATAAATTGAGGGGTGTTTTTCCGTTGTTTAAGATGACTGCGACACCAACGGCGGGTCTTTTTCCATATTTAGCGTATGCCATAGCGTAAGACTTCTGATTAATTCCGCAACCAACTTGGGTTCCATACACTCTAAAGTTTTTACCTACATAATGTTCGGTATAACACTGTGTATGTAAATGCCCTTGAACCGTGTTCATCATGTCGGCGCGACATTTTGTTCGGGCG